CAGTGTCCCGGGGAAATACATTGCGGAGACCCTAAATGATATCTTACGTCAGAATACGGACGGCTGTATATATGGCCGTATATCGTTTAGGCACGTAAAGGCGCATACGAACAATCTCACCAAGTCGAGAAGCTGGGTGAATGATTGGTGCGATAATGAAGCTAAGAAAGCTATGAGGTCGGCTGTAGAAATCCTAAAACAAGAAATGTCATGGAAGTCTTCACCGAACTAACACCTGAATGCGACCTGACAGCGCAGATGTACGCCTCCGGGTACGAGAAGAAGGAGATTGCCAGTTTGAAGCATCGTGCGGTAAGCACGATAAATAACCAGCTCCAGACGGCATTTTTGATTTTGGGCGTTCGGAATGGGAGAGAGCTAGCACTAAAATTGGCTGAAAGGATATCGGGTATCCGGTTGACACTGGACTTTTCGCCTGCCACGAAATCGGCGGTTGCTAGTGTTCTTTTGATAATCCTTTGTTTAGATAGTCATTTTGACATGAGACGGCAACGAATCCGAACCCGTTCTAACGCCAATGTAGAACTTACCGCCCGTATTCGTGTAAGAACGAGAGGGCGAAATATAATTATTTGAATTATGGAAGCAACTCAATCAAATCCGGCTATGGCCCTTCTTCAACAGGCCATGGAACTGATCTCCCCCAAAATGAGCATTCCTGTAGTAATAGATTACGATGCCATTACGAAAGCTGCGGTAAGGACAGTAGCCGAGGAAAGGAAAAAAATCTATAACCGCGTGCTTTTCACTCAAAAGGAAGCACAAGACACATACGGTAAATCGGTTATCAATGCCTTGGTAAAACGTGGTTTTCTCCAGCAATACAAGTTTGACACCCGTGAGGCCGTGGATAGGGAAGGTAATCCTATCATTAAGGCTAAAGGGGTAATTTATTACCGGATAGCGGAAATAGAAAAAGCTATTGAGGATGGGAATATCCTAAAAGGTACACGAAGAGGAACGATATAGTATTAACGATTAAAATATTACGATCATGAGTTTAATTAAAAAATCAACGGAATTGAATATTCCGACAAATGTAAAGATGATGCTTTACGGCCAAGCTGGTTTTGGCAAGAGTACAGTTGCATTGAGTGCTCCAATGCCGTTATTACTTGACTTCGACAACGGGGTTAAAAGAGTGAATGATTCCCATCTGCAAAGTGTGGACATCGTGCAAGTCACTTCTTGGAATGACATGAAGGTGCTAATGAGTGAAAATCTGTCAGCTTATCAATCAATAGTTATTGATACTATCGGTAAGATGATGGATTTCATTATTTCTTACAAATGTGGAACCCGACAGCCTTCTATTAGAGATTGGGGCGGTATCAATCAAGAATTTTCATGGTTTGTTCGCTGTCTGTCGGATTTGAATAAAAACGTCATTTTTGTCGCTCACAGGGATACACGAAAAGAGGGTGATGATACGGTTTTTGTCCCTGCGTTAAGGGAAAAGTCTTACAATTCGATCGTTACAGAATTGGATTTGTTAGGGTATATGGAAATGCGGAATGAGAATGGCCGGGTAAGAAGAACGATCACATTCGATCCGACAAATAGAAATGACGGAAAGAATACCTGTAATCTGCCATCTGTTATGGAGGTTCCGACTATTATAGACGTACAAGGGAAACCCACGGCAAAGAACGATTTCATCGCTACTCGGATTATTGCCCCTTATCTTGGTATGCTACAAGCTAAAAAGGCAGAACAAGAAGCATATAATAAGGTTTTATCAGATATAACAGGGTGTTTAGAATTGGTTGGGGATGCAGCATCCGCGAATGACTTCATCGCACATATTGACGATTTCAACCATGTTGGAAGTTCAAAAATGAAAGCGTCTATGATGTTGGCGGCTAAGGCTAAAGAACTTGGATTGGTCTTTGACAAGAATACTAAAATGTATAACGATGCAGCAGCTTAAATATAAATTTTACGCCACTATTCTTGACTCCTTTTGGGGGTATTTGAATAGTGATGTGGTTTGGGAAAAATACTGGGGGTGGTCTGAAAATCCACCCCACACACCCGAACAGTTTCACGAGTTGCAGTTTCAAGAACTCATTGATCGCATTAATCGTAAACCTTTCGATAGCGAAGCTGCGGATAAAGGGACAGCGTTTAACGAATTGGTGGATGCTCTTATAGAAAATAGGAAACCTAATAAGATGAACGTAGAGAGAAATGCCGAGAATACTTGCTATACGGTTGTTTACAATGACCGCACATTTGTTTTTCCCATTTCTCTTTGCCGAGAATTTGCCAATTACTACAAAGGCGCATTAACCCAACAAAGAGTAGAAGCGATTCTTCCAACCGCATACGGCAATGTTTTGGTTTATGGGGTAATTGACGAACTGATGTCAGCCAGCGTCCACGACATCAAAACAACCGGAAGCTATACCGTAGGGAAGTTCAAAGACCACCATCAACATTTGGTTTATCCTTACGCTTTGATGAAGAACGGTTCGGATGTACGGACATTTGAGTACAACATTGTAGAGTTCAATAAAGGCGGTTTTGTGGTAGATACCTATACAGAAACATACGTTTTCAATCCAGAACGTGATATTCCTATTCTCACTAATCATTGTGAGGAATTTATCCGGTTTTTGGAAGAAAACAGAGAACTTATAACCGATAAAAAGATTTTTGGAGGAGAAAATTAATGGCAAACCAAATAACCGGACGGATAATCGAAATCGGACAAACCGTTCAAATACCATCCAAAAACGGTGGTTCCTCATTTACAAAACGGGAGTTTATCTTGGATGCTACCACTTACGATCCTTATACGGGAGAGCGTAGCGAGTATGAGAATGTTATTCCCTTAGAGTTTTCAGGCGATAAGTGTGCAGAACTCGACCGCTTTAATCAGGGTGATGTTGTTACTGTATCATTTGTCTTACAAGGGCGTTCTTGGACGAATCAGGACGGAGAATTCAAACGTATGGCGTCTATTCGGTGTTACAAAATAGATGCGCGTGGCGGTGTGTCGCAATCCTCACAAGCTACACTGGCACAGCAACCAATTCAACAACCTACACCGCAACCGACTTATCAGCAACAGCCGCAGAATTTCCCACCTCCGGTTGATGCGAATGGTAATGCAAAGGACGATTTACCTTTTTAATGTATGTCCCTTTACGATACTTCAAACCCTTTGCAGAAAGAGCAATTTAAGGCTCGTTCTGCAAAGCTCGCAGAAAGCGGTAAGGTTGTAGAACTCACAGAGAAAAAGCCTAAAAGAAGCCTGCAAAGCAATAAATATTTGCATGTGATTTTAGGTTACTTTGCGTGTGAGACCGGAAACACGTTGGAGTGGGTGAAGCAACAGTATTATAAAAAGCTTGTTAATCCATCCATTTTCATTCGTGAGAGAGACGACAAGTATTTGGGACGGATAAAGATATTGCGCAGCTCTGCTGATTTAGATAGTGCAGAAATGAGTACAAGTATTACCCGTTTTCGTAATTGGGCAAGTGCTGAATGCGGAATATATTTACCTTCTGCTGATGAAGATAGATTGATTCAACTAATGGAAATAGAGATTGGACGAAATAAAGATTATTTATAATGGCAGAAATATGGAAAGATGTTGTCGGATATGAAGGTTTATATCAAGTATCAGACAGGGGTAGAATTAAATCTATATGCAGTTACGTAAGACTACAAAATGGTGAATTAATGAAGAAAAAGCCGCATATCCTTAAACTACAAGATAGATGTGGATATAAATGTGTAAACCTATTCAAAGGCGGACGCTCACATACACTTAACATTCATCGTTTAGTAGCAGAGGCTTTTTTACCCAATCCTCATAGGTATTCAGTTGTAAATCATAAAGATGAAAACAAAAGCAATAACAGCTTGTCTAATTTGGAATGGTGTACTCACGCTTATAATTTGAGTTATGGTACTGCCCAAAGAAGAAGGGCCGTATTTCAAGGTAAAGTAGTTATTCAATTAGATAAGAATGGAGCTTTTATAAAGCGACATTTGACATTAATGGACGCTTGTAGAGATACCGGCATAAATTTTCAAAATATCTCACAATGTTGTAACAACAAAAGAAAAACAGCAGGTGGATATTGTTGGAAATTTGAGGAACAGCAGGAAATACAAAGAAATCAAGAATTTATTTAGTTATGATAGAAACAAGAAAAACAGAAATCAGGTATGTGACATCTGACCCGAAAAAGATGCTCAACATGTACCTTGCAAAACGTGTCCTCAAAACATGGGAGGAATCTTTCATTGATGAAGATACAGGTGAAACAGTAACCATCGAACGGAATGAAATTCTTTTTGACCGTGGCACGCTGATAGACCAAGACACTTTGGCGAAAATTCGTTTCAGTATGGAAGCTGACGGCATCAAGGAAGTGGAAGTCAGCAACCAGAACCGCTTGGCGTTCGAGAATGAGAACAAGTTCTTATATCCTTATCTTGCACAAGCGCAAATAAGCGACAAGAAGTATAAATTCTTGTTGTATGCCACCGGGCTAGAGAATGCTTGCCTTATCTTGAAAGACTACATCGAACTCAATTATCAGTTCGGATTCACCCTGACAATGATAAAGGAGTTCGATTCTTGCGTGATTCTTACTGACAATTTGAAAGAACGCAAGGTTGATGATGCTTCGCTTGCCTATCTCAAAAATGAAATCACTATGGCAAAATACGTTGATAAGATGGACGATGAGACGGAAGATAGCGACGAAGAATCTAAACCGAATGAAAAGAAATTCTACCAGATTGAGACGAAAATCACATTCACGGATGGGGAAAATGAAGACGAAAGGGTTCAGACTTTTGTCGTGAACACCTTCAACGTTGACAGAGCGATGATGCTTATTACCCACTACCTCAAAAAATAAAGAGGAAGAATGTGAGAAGCAAGCCAAAGAAAAGGGACATGAGTTCAACAAAAGAGAAATCCATGCGGCCATTGAATCTGCTAAACCTATCCCAGTTGGGCGGTTCATTCCGAAAGAGTTTTCGGTGGCTTATATGGAATAAAAAAAGCCCTTCGTTTGTTCACGAACAAACGAAGGGTGCCATTATTAGCAATCATCTTATAATTTTAAAGCCGTGAAACAATATAATCTATTAGGCGAACCGCATAGATTACAGCAACTCCAGCAATGAACGTACAAATAATTGTATTTATCATTAGATAGTTTTTTTATATTAAATAATAACATATCTATTTACTGGTGGGATTTCTCCCTAATCTATAGGCATATAAAATAATCTTTT